ATGACCTTAATGGTAGAACAATAATAAGACCTGAAGGAATTTACATAGAAAATGGTTTAATAAAATATAAATTATAATGGATATATTTAAAGATAACAATGCTTGGAATGAAAAAGCTATAATAGGATTTGTAGCTTTTATAATAATGTGTTTAATAATGATTGCTGATTTACTTACAGGGTGGGTTGGAAAAGATCTAGTTATAAATGAATTTGTTTACGATTCTTTTGTATGGGTTGTTCTTGGTTGTTTTGGGATTAGTGGTGTAGAAAAGTTTTCAGGTAAAAAATGTGATAACTCTTGTAACAAATGAAAATAAACGAAAACTCAGAATTCACACTTGACTTAAAAACAATAGCTTTAATAATAGGTTTTGTAATATCATTGTCTGCTACTTATTTTACACTAATGGCAGAAGTTGAAATTGCTAAGACATTACCTGAAATGCCTATTAGTGAGAAAGAGTTTGAACTGAAGGACAAGCTGATACGAGCTTCTATCCTTTCAACGCAAGAAGATGTTAAGGAGATTAAAGAAGATATGAAGTATTTAAGAAACAAAATGGATAATGTCAATTAGTAGTTTACCATATATAATAATAGGACTTTTATTTTTTTGTATTGGTTCTTGTGTTGCTCAAGTAAAGGTAGTGCATTACAATAGTGAATGGAATGCAGATAATAACTATAGTATTTCAGCTTTAAAAGATTGTGATAAATCTAATGTTGTTATTTGCCACAATCCAGAAGAACAAGAAAAGCACAATATACTTGCAGTACCTACATTAATTGTATTTGATAACAATGTAGAGATTGCAAGGTATGAAGCAAATATAATGATGGAACTTGACATATCTATTAATGACTTACAAGATGCAATAGACAAGGTTTATTTAGCAAAATTTGAATGATTTTAACAAGGAATTTTACGTTGCAGGAATTTACAAGAAGTAATACAGCATTACGACTTGGATTAAGCAACAAACCCACAAAAGAGGGTATTATAAAATTAAGGCTTCTAGCCGCTTTTCTCCAGACCATTCGTGACCGATTAGGTGCTTTGAGAATTACAAGCGGCTATAGAAGTCCTGCATTATCACAAGCAATAGGATCATCTGCAAACTCTCAACATTGTAGATATGAAGCAGTAGATTTACAATTTGTAAAACGTGGTAAAATGGATAACCTCAAAATATATCAAACCATTGTAGATTTAGACTTAGACTTTGACCAAATAATACTTGAGTTTGGTGACAGTACAGAATATAATGATCCTATGAGACCTGCGTGGATTCATCTTAGTTGGAAGGTTAGCGACAATAGAAGGCAGGTTTTAGTTGCTTATAAGAATGAAAACAACAAAACAAAATATAGACCATTAATAGAATATAAATCGTTATAATGCTAGGGGGAATTTTTAAATCAATAATAGGAAACGCTTCAGAAATCATTGATGAAGTGGTAACAACTAAAGAAGAAAAACTAGCTTTAAAAAATAAGATGCAAGAAATTTTAGCTAACGCTGAAGCTAATGCACAAGAACAGATTACTAGAAGATGGGAAGCAGATGCAAAAGCAGGTTGGTTACCTGCAAATATTAGACCACTAACATTAGCATTTCTAATAGTATCAACAGTATTATTAGTGTTTATTGATAGTGGTGCAATTAATTTTAACGTAGAAGAACGGTGGGTTGCCCTGTTAGAAATATGTTTGATCACAACGATTGGAGCATATTTCGGAAGCAGAGGTTTAGAAAAAATTAAAAAGAAATAGATAATTTAAGACCATACCGACCTAGACTTACTGAGTCAGAATATGACTTAATAAAAACTAGTCGCAAAAATAATGGCAATGGATATAATAACATTCTAGTTATTGGTGACCTACATTGCCCTTTTGACCTAGATGAATACCTAGACCATTGCGTAAAACAGTATTATAAATGGAATTGCAACCAAGTAATTTTTATTGGTGATATTATAGATTCACACGGATTTAGCTACCACGAATCAGACCCAGATGGACTAAGTGCAGGAGATGAATTAAAATATGCAATTAAAAGAGTATCTAGGTGGTATAAAGCATTTAACAACGATACTGTCCCAAATGGAATAGATGTTTGCGTGGGCAACCACGATAGAATGGCTTCTAGAAAATCTATGACAGGGGGAATCCCTTCAGCATGGATTAAAGGTTACAATGAAGTATTAAAGACACCTGATTGGAATTGGGTAGAAAGCGTTATTTATGATGATGTTTTATATGAGCATGGTGAAGGTGGTCAAGCATATACAAAAGCAAAAAACAATATGATGTCAAGTGTTTGTGGACACACACATACTGAGGGTTATGTTAGGTGGTTAGTTGGAAAAAAATTTAGAGTATTTGCCTGTCAAACAGGTGTAGGAATAAACCATAAAAGTTATGCGGCAGCTTACGCTAAGAATTTTAAACGCCAAGTAATTGGTTGTGCTTGTGTTTTGGATTCTGGAAAATTGCCCATATCTTTACTAATGGAATTATAATTATGGATAACAATATATATAGCGAAGAAATCAAACTAAACGCTTATTATACCTATGATAAGAACTTGAATAAAGTTTATGATACCAAAGGTATAAAAAAGCGACTTAGTGAGATTATCAAAAATCTAAAATAAACTAGCTAAACAGTATTCTTTTACTGTTGCGTTCTTGCCATATCTAGTTGGAACGCTGATATACTTATCTTTAATCTGAACCCCTGCTTTCTTTAAATCTCTTATCGTTCCTTGCAAATCTCCAACGCCAAGATCAATCATAGCATCTCTAGTTGTTATTTTATTTCCTTTTAGTAGGTAGTCATAAACTATCTGTTTATGTGTACCCCATTTTAATTTTATTATCATAGTATTGGTATTCTTTCAAGGTTATTATATTCTTCTTTTGTAAAATGATCCCTGTATTTAAAATAGGTTTCATCTTCTATTAATGTGTCTATAAAGGAGTCTAATTGCTCTAGTGTGCCTTTAAAGTGTATTGCACCACGTTGCCAAGTAATATCTCCTATTGGCTTTAAAGATGTTGGACTTGCAACTTGCGTGTTGTAATATCCATCTCCTGTAATTATATATTCTTGTACCATTATAAAGTATGTTTAGTAATTAATTCCTTAGTTGACATTTGCTCTTGTAAAGCAATCATAGATTTGATGTTAGCTTTTTTATCTTTAATAGTAGTTTGATAAAATCTAACTTGTTCTGTATTGTCAGAGCCATTTAATTCATCTTTATATATTTCTATCATTTCTTTTTGCTCTTTAATATAATTATCTATTAAAGTCATTGTAGTTGCTAACTGTGTAACATTACATTCTATATTTTTAAATACTGTTGTCATAATTTATAATTTTTAATTTAATACTTGTTTTAATTGTTTTATACCTCAAATTCTAAGTTTCTCATTTCTAACTCATCCATAAAAGTAAAAAAATGATTTTCTGATTTAAAAGTAAATACATTACTAAATTCCATTTCAAACGATAATTGTAAGTCGTGTGCCATACGTGTAGCTTCTAATGTATCTCTTAATGAAGTTTCTATTTTAAATAATTCTAAATTTTCCATTTTCTATATTTTTAATTTAATACTTGTTTTAATTGTATGATACAAATATAAACATTTTTTTATATACAAAGCAAATTATAGTAAAAAAACTTTATAAGTTATTAACATTATGATTGTTAATAAGTATTAAACAATCTTTTTGTTTTGTTAAATATATTTACTATTATTGCACTTTAACTATAAAAATAAATATATGAATTCAAGACAGATGCGTAGGCAAGTGATTAAGATTGCTATGTCTATTAAGGAAATGAATAAGATGGATATTGCTAAAGCATTAGATTGGTCTTATCCTACAACATTAAAGAAGATAAAAAACCCAAGTAAACTAAGTGTAAATGATGCTGAAAGGCTTTGCGAACTTATTGACTTGGATATTGTTAAATTTATAAAACCATTTTAATTATGACAAAAAAAGAAATATTAAATAGATTATTTATAGAAAATAATTTAACTAGCGAAGATGTTTTTTCTCATAAACACTATAAAATTATCACTAGAAATGGAGTAGACAAGCTGCAATCCAAAAACAAAATTTTAATTTCTTATGAATTAATATACAATTCTCCTGATTTAAAATTTATTATTATTAAAGCAACAGGAAAAATGGGTGATAAAGTAATTGAAACTTTTGGGGAATGTTCTCCAAATAACAATCAAAATTCTTATGGAGTAGCGATGGCAGAAAAAAGGGCGATGAGTAGAATCTGTCTAAAATTATGTGGTTTTTATGAACAGGGAAATGTGTTTGGAGAAGATGAAGCAGATGTATTTAACAGAAGTAATAATTAATAAATAAAATAATATGTATAAAATAAGAGGTAAAATAATAGATAAACAAATAGAAACTATTGAAAATAAAAAGGGTGGTGATCCTTATGAAAAAATGTTGATAACAATAGTAGAAGCAGGATCAGATTTTGATAATAAATATCAGTTTGAGATATTTGGTAAAGAAAGAATTGCTGTTCACGAACAATATGTTAAGCTAGATAGTTATGCAACAATAGAGTTCTATATTAAATCAAATGAATGGAAGGGTAAATTTTTTACTACTTTAAATGTAAAAAACATTAATTTAGAAGAAACTCTTGTTATTGATAATGACACTAATGAGAACTTACCATTTTAATTAATCCTGATAGTGCCTGTGTTTTACTTGTTTTATTCTTTTTCTATATTGACACAGGCATTATCTTAACTACTATATTATGAAAAAAACTTACTTTAACCACGACTCAACTGCAAGAACAGACTACAGAATTATTTCTATGAGGGCTTCACTCGGATATGAAGGATATGGGGTGTTCTGGGCTGTATTAGAATTACTATTTGCAGAAGAAAATAAAATCTGCACAAATCAATATGATATATTAGCTTATGGTTTACAATGTGATCCTAAAATCTTAAAACAAGTAATTGAAGATTTTGATTTATTTGTTATTGAAGATGGTTGTTTTTATTCTAAGCGTTTAAATAAACATATAGATGAAATCAACAATAAGTCAATTATAGCTAAAGAGAATGCAAAAAAGAGGTGGAATAATGCAAAGGCATTGCAACCGCATAATGGTTTGGATAGCAAAGGCAATGCTAGTAAAGTAGAGTATAGTAAAGCAGATAAGAGTAAAGTAAAGAAAAGCAATTATTATAATGATATTTCTTTTCCTGATTATTATGATATACATTATGCAAAAAGAATAGAACAAGATGTTAATAAGACTAAAGAGTATCATAAACACCTAGAATCTATAGGTTATGTTAAGGACATAAATAATTACAATGGTCAAGCTAAATGGATTAAGAAATGAAAGAATATCAATTACAAAAAGCAATAGTTACATATATTAAATTACAATATCCAAATGTATTGTATTGTGCTAGTGCAGGTGGTTTAAGAACATCAATGACTCAGGCAGTTAAGATGAAAGCTAGTGGCTACATAAAGGGTTATCCTGATCTGTCAATACTAGAACCTGTTGGAGAATTTCACTCTTTGTTTTTAGAAGTTAAAACAAAAAAAGGCAGACCAACAAAAGAACAGTTATGGTGGCGACAAAAACTTAATGAACGTAATTTTGTTTCAGAAATTGTATATGGATATGATGAAGCAGTGGCTGTAATAGATAGATATTTAAAAGGAAAAATAATATGAAAATACTAAATTTATACGCTTGTCTTGGTGGAAACAGATACAAGTGGAACGAAGTTAAAAAAGATATAGAAGTCACTGCAGTTGAATTAGATGAAGAACTTGCTAGGTTATATCAAGAAAGATTTCCTAATGATAAAGTAATTATTGCAGATGCACACCAATACTTGTTAGATCATTATAAGGAATATGATTTTATTTGGAGCAGCCCACCGTGTCCAACGCATAGTAGAATTAATATAAGTCAATACACTAGAGATTGTTGGAAACCTCGTTACCCTGATATGGCTTTATATCAAGAAATTATTTTTTTAAAACATTATTATAAGGGTAGATATTGCGTTGAAAATGTAATTCCTTTTTATAATTCTTTAATACCAGCAGAAAAAAGAAACAGACATTTATATTGGACAAACTTTAAATTGCCTAATACTTTAAGCACAAGAAAAAATCCTGATTTATCAAGAACAAAAAACTTAATAACTGCATTGTCTAATTTCCACGATTACGATTTTAGAAAATATAAGGGCAGTCAAAGAAAAAATAAAATAGCAAGAAACTTAGTAGATTACGAAGCTGGTAAAACTATATTAGAATCAGTTTTAAATATAAATAAAAATAATTATATCCAAACAGATTTATTTGATGAAAGCTAAAAGAACATTTTTTAATAGCAGAAACGAAAGATTGTTCTGGGATTACACAGATACTAACAATAGGTTGTTTACAATTTTGTTTGAGTCTGGAGCTGAACTATCTTTTATTTTACGAGATTTGACAAAAAACGATAATATAGAAAATTATATTTATAAGAAATTGCACAATCGTTTTAGCAATATAATAGAAATAGATATATCTAAAATAAGCAGTGTAGAATATAATTTAATGAAGCTGAAAAATATACCCTCAGTAATCAAAATATGTTAAATAAATACCTGATTGATAATTATGATAAGCTAAAAGATATGGCTCATAATATCGCAGGTAAAAAAGGTAAAGATGATTTATTTAGTTTTGTTATTGAAGAACTATATAAATGTGACCAAGAAAGGATTAATGAGATCATAGAAAAAAAACAACTAACATTCTACATAGCTAGAGTAATGCTAAATCAATATCATTCAAAGACAAGCCGATTTTATTACACTTATAAAAAATTCTATGAATACCACGTTTCAGGGATTATAGAAGCAATATCGCCAGACAATACAGAAAAGAATACAGAAGATAAAGAATTAGTAGAACAAAAGTTAGAATGGATAGAGGAAAAGCTAAAAGACTTATATTGGTTTGATGCAGAATTATTTAGAATATATTATCGTGATTCGCATAGTTTAAATTCTTTAGCTAAAGCAACAAGAATATCAAGAGCAACTATTTACAAGGCAATTAATAACGTGAAAAACTATTTAAAAAATGAAAGATAGAGAAGATATAATAGCTAATTTTATAGTAGCAACAGTAACAATAATAATGATTTCATTATTTTTATTAGCGATAATATGAAAAAAAGCAGAATTATTAGGGCAATAAAAAAAGCTAATACAGAATTAATAAAGAAGTATGATATGGTTTCTTTTAGTGATGAGAAAGGTAAGACTTATGTATTAGGAACTAAAGAAGGTTTTGATTTAAAAATAAACGAAGCTGCTTCTTATGCAATACACAGACTGTTAGATTTAATAGATGATGATAAGATAAAAGATAAATTATTAAATAAATTAAAAGATGACAAAAAAGAGTAAAGGTTTAGGTGATACAATTTCTAAAATAACAGAAGCTACAGGCATTAAAGCCGTTGTAGATAAGGTTAGTGAAATTACAGGAATTGACTGTGGTTGTGAAGAACGTAAAGAAGCCCTGAACAAACTATATCCATATAGTAGACAAATGACAGAAGATGAGATTGCTATTTATGAAGAAGTAATGTCAAGAACTAAAGGAACAATAACAGGAAGCGACCAAGCTATCTTAGTTAAGATTTACAATAAATTATTTAATGCCAACAAAAAGACTAGCAGTTGCGGTAGTTGTGTTCAGGGGACATTACAAAAATTAAAAACAGTATATGAAAACAGTTGCAAAAAAGAAGAATAAACAAATATTTAGATTCTGTATTAGTTGTACAATGGTTAGTTTGATACAAAAAGGCAGATGTTTTTTTTGTGGGGGAGACTTTATATTGTCTCTCCCTACTGATGACTTACATAAAATGCCTAAGAGAGTTGAAAAAACACACTAAAATATATATGACCTTTTTTGATTATGGTGAAACTGATTTTGTGATGTGCGAAATGTGTCAGCAAGATAGAGCAGTAGACATTCATCATTTAGATGCTAGAGGAATGGGCGGTTCTAAAACAAAAGACTATATAGAAAACCTAATGGGACTATGTAGAGATTGTCATAATTCAGCTGAAACAGATTCTAGTTTTAATATGTTTTGCAGAATAAAACACCTGGAATTAGTATGTCAGCAAATTTATCATCAAATAGAATATAATAAACGATATGAAAATAGAAAAAATAGAAATAAGTAAATTAAAACCTGCAACCTATAATCCTAGACAGATTACTAAGAAGCAGTATAGTGATTTAAAAGACTCAATAGATAGATTTGGTTTAGTTGATCCTATAATAATAAATAAAAATGGAAACATAGTAATTGGTGGTCATCAGCGATTAAAGATTTGTAAAGAGTTAAAATATAAAGATGTGGACTGTGTTGTATTAGACCTTAACAAAGAACAAGAAAGAGAATTAAACATTAGGCTAAACAAGTCAGGTGGTGAATGGGATATGGATATACTAGCTAATGAGTTTGATATAGAAGAATTAAAAGAATGGGGATTTAAAGATATTGAGTTTGGTTTTAATATAGATAAAATCACAGAGGGCAATACAGAAGATGACCATATTCCAGAAGTAAAAGAAAGCAGAGTTAAATTAGGTGATGTTTGGGAACTTGGTAATCACAGATTGATGTGTGGTGATAGCACAAAAGAAAGTGATGTTAATAAACTAATGAATGGAGATAAAGCAGATGTAGCCCACAATGACCCACCTTATGGAATGAAAAAAGAAAAAGATGGTGTTATAAATGACAATCTTAATTATAATGATTTATTAAATTTTAATAAAGAATGGATTTTATTACAGTTTACATATTTAAAAGAAAATGGAAGTTGGTATTGTTGGGGAATAGATGAACCCCTTATGGATATATATAGCAACATTTTAAAACCTTTTATAAAAGAGCAAAAGGCAACATTTAGAAATTTAATAACTTGGGATAAGGGTAGTGGTCAAGGTCAAAACTCTGACTTAACTAGAAGTTATGCAACTGCTGATGAGAAGTGTTTATTTGTTATGTTGGGTGTTCAAGGTTTTAATAACAATTCAGATAATTATTTTGAAGGATTTGAAAGCATAAGAAGTTGGTTAATAAAAGAAAAAGAAAAAAGTGGAATGAATAATAAAAAATTAAGAGAATTAACAACATCAACCCACATGCACTATTGGTCTAAAAGTCAATGGTTGTTTCCAACAAAAGAACACTATAACACAATAAAACAAGCATCAAACGGAAGAGCATTTAATAAAGAATACGAAGAACTAAAAAAAGAATACGAAGAACTAAAAAAAGAATACTATTCTACAAGAGCTTATTTTAACAATATACACGACAATTTTAATAATGTCTGGCACTTTGAAAGACATATTAGACAAGGCAATGAAGGTGGACACGCTACACCAAAACCCATACCATTATGCGAAAGAGTTGTTAAAAGCAGTTGTCCTCCAAAAGGTTTGGTTGCAGATTTTTTTCTTGGTAGTGGTTCAACATTAATAGCTTGTGAAAAAACAAATAGAATATGTTATGGAATGGAATTAGATACTAAATACTGTGATGTAATTATTGAAAGGTGGGAACAGTTTACAGGACAAAAGGCAAATAAAATAACGGAATAAAAACGGACACAATGAATAAATTTCCAAACAAAGCAACACAGTTTAGTTCTACTAACCAACCAAAAAAGAATGGTCGACCAAAAGGGCGTAGAAATGTAGCAACAGTATTAAAGGAATTACTATCTGTGCAGGATACTAATATGGGTGGTGTTGGTGACTTCGGTTCGCCAATAGCTAAGATGTTAATACAAATAGCGTTCCATAAGGATAGTAACAACAATGAAAAGCTAAAAGCAATAAAAGAAATACTAGACAGAATAGAGGGTTTGCCAGATCAGAATGTTAATGTAAGTGCAACGCCACCTTCTTGGATCAATGAAGATGAAGAAACAAGCTAAACCATATTATGATGTAAAAAACTCATCTAAAAGAATATGCGTTTTACAAGGTGGAACAAGATCAGGAAAAACATATTCTATTCTACTTGCATTGATTGAATTTGCTTATAAGAATAAAGGTAAAGGACTTTATATCACAATAGCTAGAAAAACATTTCCTGCATTAAGAGGAACAGCAATGCGAGATTTTTTTGATATTATAAAAAAAGAAAATCTATATGACGAAAAGCTACACAATAAATCTAACAGCTTATACACACTCTACGGCAATTACTTTGAGTTTATAAGCGTTGACCAACCTGCGAGAGTTAGAGGGCGTAAACGTGATATTCTATTTCTTAACGAATGTAATGAATTTGGATTTGAAGAATACACACAACTTGCATTAAGAACTACATTTAAAATAATCATTGACTTTAATCCGTCTGACGAGTATCATTGGTTATATACACAGATAATTGATGCAAATAGAGATGACGTAGATTTTCATATATCAACATATAAGGACAATCCGTTCTTAGATAAAACAACAGTATCAGAAATTGAAAGATTAAAAGAAGTGGATGAAAACTTATGGAGGGTCTTTGGTGAAGGTCAACGAGGGGTCGCGACTGAAACCATTTTCCCTTCATTTAATATAATTGATAGCATTCCAGAAAACGCATCAGAAATAGCATTAGGATTAGACTTTGGATTCTCTGCTGATCCAACATCATTAGTAAAAGTATATAAACACGATTTAGATTTGTATATTGATGAACTGATTTATGAAAAGGGTTTGACTAATCAAGACATAGCACATAAGATTAAAGACTTAGGAATAGACAGAAGCATTGAAATATATGCAGATAGTGCAGAACCTAAATCAATAGAAGAAATTTTTAGAATGGGTGGTATTAATATCAAACCTGCAAAAAAGGGCGCAGATTCTATTCGTATTGGTATAGATGTTTTAAAAAGACATAAGCTGAATATAACAAAGCGAAGCATCAATGCAATTAAAGAATTTAGGAATTATAAGTGGATTAAAAACAAGAATAACGAAATAACAAACAAGCCTATAGATGCTTTTAATCATGCAGTTGATGCAGTTAGATATGTTGCATT